GGAGTGGCGATAACAGAGGTGAGAGCCATGGAGATTAATCGGATGCGTTAGTTTGCCAGGGAGTCACGTCAAGCCACAGTCCAAGTCAAGATACCATCGTTACTCCAGGCAATCTTAAAGTTTGTACTGTCGCCAGCCGATTGCGCTCCATCAAAATCAATGAAGGCTACGGGGGGAGCGTCTGTATCGGTGTCGTTGTAAATAATCGCATACGAAGCCGTAATACTTCCGCCGCTTGCGGTCCAGACCGCGTCGTTAGCATCGAACTTGGCGTCGTTGGTCGTAGTAGTGGTTACCGCTACACCAGTAAGAGCCTGTCCTCCGGTCGTGTATCCAGTTCCGGAAGTCACTTCGGTTCCGCCGGTGGCAGCTAATGTAGAATGACTTGCGTCAAACGTGGCAGCAGTCAAAAGCTTGACCTTGTAAGTGTCTCCAGCAGCATTCGATCCATCCGCAAAACGCCTGGATGTGTGGTTATAAAGAGAAACTGTTATGGCCACCGAGTTTACTTTATTCAGCCACTTAGGGTGCCGACGTCAAGCCTGCAGAGCAACGCTTGGCTCTAAAGCTAAAACCATCATCGCATTCGTAACAATGGCGGATAGATTGGCAGTGGCCGTACCAGTGGCGCCAGGCTCGGCTTTTACGCCCCGAAATACTCCGTATCCACCACCGTTACCACTTGTCGTTCCAGCTTCTCCGCAAGCGGCCACTCCAGTGAGGCTTGGATTTGCAAAAAATTGAAAGAAGGTTGTGTAGGTCAGGTCATCTGGACGGCTTGCGATGTAGAGCACCATACTGTTATGTGCGAGTACATCGATGCTGGGCCAAGAAATATTTGGGCTTGCCGTGGTCTTGGTCGCGGTCGTAATCGCCCTGCCCGGATCTTCTGAGACCCTGGCATTACGAAAAATATAAATTCCTGCCACTATGTGATCACTCGCCGCAGGTACTGTTACGTTTGCGGGAGAAGCAGTCGAAATTCTTTGCCAGAAAACTTGCATCTTAGACCCAGCCGTGGTTGCAACATCGACAACTGGTGAGCCAGGAAAAGAAGTCCATCCTGAAATAGCAATGTTCGCATTATTCCCTGAAGTCTCAAGAACAAGTATGGCAAGGTCTCCAACATGCATGCCAAAGATCCACGGCAAAGACACGCTCCCAGTCGTGCTGGTCTGCGGAACTGTCGCTCCCACAAAAATTGGAGCGGCATAACTGCCCGCCGCTGCACCACTCGATCTCAGGCGAAGTTGATTTACCTTAATATTGGCAGATCGATCTCCAGTTTTTAGGAAGCTCATGTATCCTTGTCTCCAAGAATTTGAATTGTCACCATGCTACCTGTTGTCGTCTGCGCCTGAATAGTATCATTCAGATCGATCAAGGTGATCGGATAGGGCAGGTCCAGCATAAACGTCTCTTTGCTGACAATCAAAATCTCTGCAAACTGATGTACCGCACTGGCAGTCCCGACAGATCCGCCGCTGTCAGGCACATTGTAGAGCTTGATAAGTTCGGAAGACGTGTTGTTATTGAACAGCAAGAAACTTTTGATGTAAGTCTTCGTTGAAGACGGATTCGTGTAAACAGATCCAGTAGAGTTTGCGACATACTGGATATCGACAAGTCTCGTGAATTGCCTTGCCATGTTAAGTGTACAACTTAAGGAGGTCGTCTTCGATCATCTCGGTGACATCAAAGATCTCGCCTAGTGTTCCTGCATAGGTCGGCTTGATGCTAGCAACGGAGATATAGATAGGCTCAACGGCCACGCTAACGCCAGTAAAGACAGAAGGTGCGTAAGAGGACAGCGTAATGTTAGCACTCGGAACCTCGACGCTTGTCGTCGTAACGCCAATCTGCTGAGGCACAGCGGTCTCTAGCGCGATATCAACAGAGGGAATTTCAACCGAAATTCCATTATAAGCGATGTCGACGATTGGAGGCTTGGGCAGAAGGACGACATTGACACTTGGTGCTCCAATGATTGCACTGGTACCAGTGAGCGGCGAGACCAGCGTCCCTGAGAATGCAATATAAGCCCACAACGTGCCATCGGAGGACAACATCGAATTCTTTTTAACAGTAAAACCTGAAGAATCAACTGTTAGCGCATCTGTCGTGAGTGGACTCGAATAAGACGCCCACGGAATTGCCGAATTCCACCCCTTAATAGCATCAAAAGTGTAGGCAGGAGTAGCAGACCCCGAAGTGTATAGCACTTTTGCAATAATCATCACTGGCGCAAATCCAGTCTCAATCCGAGTGTCTACCGACGAGCTGCCGCCATGAGTCGCAGCATAAACTTTTCCGGGCTTTGACTTAAAGGCATGGTAGACGTATCTGAGGTCCGTGCCGGAATCTAGAACACCCGAAAGTCTGGCATATTTAGGAAGGGAGGGATTGTAGTAATAGACTGGGCCATAAATGCTTCCTACGGAGATAGAGTCGTTAAATGCCATTCTTATTGAAGAATTATAGCCAGTTAACGCCCCAACCATGTAGCCCGAAGAATAGTTAGAAGTGCTTACCCTGGTAGACAGGATTACATCAGGCTCAGAGGTAAAGCCATGATAGATATAGGTACCTTGTCCATTAAGAATGCCTCCGGTATTGTTAGAATTATAGTATCCATAGCTTATTGCATCTGGCTCAACCATCGCAAAAGTTGATTCGGCAATGTATCCATCGGTAATAGTTTGTTTCGTAAATGAACGAGTGGATTGATTCCCTCCGAATACCCAAGCGCAGTAACCTACGCTGCTTTGATTCACGGATTGATTATTTCCGACTGTGAAACCATAAGATAGAAAGCTTGTTAACGTGTTCGAATAACTGGTCTCTCCATGCCCGCCGGAGAAGCTTCCGCCCTTAAGTGGGCCTCTCAAGCTGTCAAAAATTGAGATACCGTAAGTGTCATAATTATACGACTTTATCCAGACAAATGACGGTCTAAAGCCTAAATCAGAAATAGTTCTCGAAGAGCCATTACCCGTATATCCTACTGGCTTAAAATTATAGCCAGTAGTGTAAAAGGCATCTGTCTTAATCTTTAAGGTTACATTTGCAGCTCGATTTATGTACTGAAAAAGGGCAACGATTTTAGGCTTTACCGCCAATCGCGCTCCCTTTATGACAGGAGGCGGGTCATAGGGCTGAGATGGGACAGGAAAGAAATTATCATAAAATAGAGCAGTTCCAATGATAAGCCTGAATTCGTCGATGTAACCAGAAAGATAATTATTAGTCGATGAATTGCCGATTTTTAGTGAGCTCGTCCCAAATCTTGGTTCAGTTCCTACGTTTGTAAAAAGCACAAGGGATCCATTGATATACGCCTTGAAAGTGGCGGTATCGCGCACGAAAGCAAGATGGAACCATGAGTCAGTAATATTGGAAAGAGTGCCAATAATGCGTTCGACGTACGTGCCTGTAGAGGGGAACCGGTACCTATAATATATGGTCGAATTACTAATTGAAACGCCGTAATCCTCTGTCATCGGGCCTTCTTTCCCGGCGCTAAATAACCACCTATCTTGACTAGTGATCGAAGGCAGATAGAACCAAAAATCTAAAGTAAACTTAGAATTGCCAATCTCTAGCGATGGGTCTGTGCAGGAAATTGATGAAGTTGGTACCGTAAAATCACCGACACCGATGCCGATATTAGTTTTTACGTATGTTACTTTTGCGAATTGAGAGGTCCATGAATTACCGACCTCATCAACAAAGTTGGTGCTTCCCTCGTACCCGTCCATGTGCAAAAGAACACTTGGCGAAGCACTGACTATTCCGTTTAAGGCATTGATTTTAGCCTTTGTCGACAACGTAACCGTTCTTCCGGATTCGGGAATTACTTCAGTAATTATTTTAAGAACAATTTTTAACGTGGCCTCTACTGGAATCCTTCTTGCTTGGGATAACCTTGTGTAAATACCCAGGGTGACCGGATCTGACTCCCGTGCCAAAACATAGGGATACGATTCGGTTACGACCTTTAGTCGAACGATGGCCTCAACCGGGAAGGCCTCTGAATATGGCTTAATTGTCCGCGTCGAGAAAAGCTCAACCTTGTAAACAGGACTGATGTATCGAGGCAGGATGTCTTGGAACAGCCTGCACATGTCAGAGTCATCCCAGTCGGCAGGGACCTCGGCCGGATTAGCTGGAAGTGGATTTGGGTTGAAAATTTTATCTGGTGCAGGAGGCAGAGATGTCACTCCCTGTTGAATCGGAAACCAAGCAAAATTTTCTGTATTATTACAAAATGGAGTGGATGGAGTGCGGAAGCTTGCACCAACTCGAACTGTAATTGTTGGGACAGTTTTAACAGTCACGATTCACCAACCCCGCCCCAGAAAAGTGCATCAGTTGAAGCCACCATACCATTTGCATCGAACGTATATGAAGTCCCGTTAGTTCTGAATTCTGCGATCAAACCGTTAGCCTCGATGTACATGGGGGAGAAAGGTTCGATTGGCATCGAATTTGCAGAAACTTGAATGCTCAAACCATTTCGATTCCCAAGCAACAATCTATTCTGTAGGTTCCCATAATTTCTTGCTTTTGTTGGTGCATCGGATGGGACTATGGTGAACTCTAGAGTGGGACCACTGCCGCTCACGTCTGTCAAATAATCGTCACCAGAATAAGGAACAGAAAACTGAATCACTAACTGGCTTTCAGCCGAACCATTAATCCATTCAATCCCGGCCGTATCCGCTTGAACTAGTGGGCCATCCGGCACCGTGGAGGAGGCGGCGCTTCCTGTATCTATTTCGCCCCGGCCGACATTCGTTGCAATGGACGAACTATCGAAGGTCATTATTAATGACTGAGCAAGCATGACACCAATCTCTCCGACGCCCCAGTTCCCGAGCTCAGTGTATCGCTCTATTCTTCTGGCGAATTCATTCTGTCCTTCCGACGTGAACCCCTTCGGCTTTGAATTCATTGTTGTTACTACAGTCACGTCTTTCGCGTCATCATATTTGGTGGTGGTGATACTGCTTGCCAGGGTCCAGTCAAAGTACCCAAGGGCACCGCTGGCAGGCTTGGTGAAGTATTCACCCCAAGGCACTGGAACAGCCGCGTAGACCAATAATTGCGGGCCGGTTTCAACCACCGATTCCTGGATGGCTCTGCCCGTGCTATCGTAGGTGAATGTTTTTACACTTGACTTAGTAAAGGTGCCGCTCGCAAGTACGTCACCTCTCGCCTGAATGTATCCAGAGTTTATAGAAGAAGCCCCTTCAAGGTAATGGCCATTGCTGGACTGCGTCTCAGTTATCATTAGCCACTGCTTAGATGACTGACCGGTCTCTGGATCCTCAACGCTCATCAGTTCATATGTTTGCGTCGTAGAAGCTACGGGGGTATAAGAGCCGGTAACTGTTATTTCTTCGCCTGGACTATTCGGGTCAGGCTTATAGGTTCCCGTGACCTCTAACTGTACTTCCGATCCAACCGTTGAAGAGGACGTATAATCTCGTACAAATGCTCCAAATTCATTTTGCGTTACATCGGTAGTTGGTGGCTGAAGCTTCAAGTAGCTATAATTAGCTATGACAGTATCTCCAGGTAGCTCCCCTACATCGATAGGTGAGATATCGATAATTTCGTCGATTCCAACAACAGGCCCAAAGCCTCCTTCTATGTTGATCGATTTAACCGTCAAAACTTCTTCTTCGTTTATGTATCCAAAGTATCCTTCTGACTTCAGCAAGTCGGACATCACTTGAATGTAGCCAGAATCTAGAGCGAATTCTTCAACGCTGAATTTATTTGTTAATGGGTTTTGATCTGCTATGAGCCCGAGCTCAGCCAGGCATTGTTCAAACACATATGCAGCGCTGATTGGCAAGGATGCGGTTGCTATCACGTCAGGAGGCGTCTCTCCGTTCTCGTCAACCGAAGTAGGGTTTTTAATTGGCGGCTTTCTGCCCTCCAGGTAGCTGAGGCGACATCCAAGCGCAATATTGGTGGTACCACGATATGGATCAGAAAAAACGCTCAAGACCCTTAGTTTCCGTGGCAGTCTCGAGGCGATGCCACTGCGAATATAGGCAAATTCAACAACCGTTCCGATCTCAGGTCTGTAAATTCCTTTCAGTAAAACCTCGCCTCTTGTCTTTATCAGGCCAGAATCTTGAATATAATCATCCGAAAAGGATCCGCTGATAACAGGACCGAGACTGCAGTAAACATCCGCCCTGATATCGATGGTCATTAAACGATTTCAGCAAGTGTTAGCGTGACCGTATATTGAACGATCTTTTCGCCATTGACTACTCTGTATTCTGCCGATGCAGAAGGTACAGAAACAGGGAAATACTGGCCGACGACTGGCGTCAAAATAACCGTGTCTTCATACCATTCACGCACTAACTCCCACCCCGCCTGAGTGGTCGTTCCTTCAATTTGCTTGATGCGGACCACTGAAGTGCTGCCAGTGACATAATGCTTGCCCGTCGCTGTCATTTGAAGCTCGGGCAGGCTGTCATAGGTGTCCGGTACCGACAACAGCGTCAGCACAGCTCCATTCAACACGAAAGTTCCGAGATCTGGAAGGTCTTCATTTGTCGCTTCCTCCTCCTGCGTCTCCAGGTCGACCTCCCGGACCTGGGCGGCATCAGCGACAACAAAAGAGGTGCTAATAAAATGACCAGCCTGCTCACCTGCCGGGGCTTCCAGGAACCAGCAGTCAACGTCCGTCCAAGAGGTCCCTCCCGGCCCCTGGAACGAAAAGGCTACGGTCGTGCCAAGCTGCCCCGAGATGGGAATTGGATCGCCAAATTCATCGACCGTTTCTGGGTCTGGATCCGTAATCCTGAGATCACGCCAAGTGTCGTAGATCCCAATCAGTGTGGCCCACTCTGCCGGAGTCAACAGACCAGCAATGGCCCACTGCTTATAGGTACGCCCTTTCTGCGGCCCTTCGCCGCCATATCCAAACGGCTGCGAGACTAAATTATTGAATTCCAGTGAATCAATCTGTACTGACATTTAATTAACGCAGAGTGTTCAGGGTATGCAGGTAATTATTGGTAGAGCCACCATTCTTAACGCTTACATTAACGTTCCAATCCTTGCGCGACAATTCTCTTACTGAGCGCGAAAGTTTGCCGATGGCTACTGCCTGTTGCGCTTGCGTAGCAGTGATATTACTGGCCTGATCCGAGGTCATGCCATTTGTCGGATACTTCAGGGCCGACAGGACTGCGCCAAGCGGAGATGATGCGCGAGAAATGCGTCCAACATTTGCCGAAGGACCGCTATTCAGGTTGATACCACCACTCGGAATATTGAGCAATCTAGTGAGATGAGCCGGAATCACAGTACCGGAAGTCGGAGCGCGCCATGACCCCCATGACGGTGCGTTGATCATGCTGAGACGACCAGCGGCGCTCAGGAAGGCCTCTTTGCCAAATTCGTTCACCGTATACGAAGAGCCGGCAGAAACCGGGCCGCCAGTCGCCAAGCCTACCGGCTTCAATTTCGCGTATTCAGCAACCATCTTTCGAACAATTGAAAGCTGGTTATTCAAGGATGTCTCCGCTGCAGCATTGGCGTCACCCATGACTTTCGCAGCCTCTTCTTTTACTTTTTTAATGTTTTCCTCGATTCCCTTGATCTGTTCCGCAGCCTTTGCCCTTATTTCTTGTTCCTTTTTATCCTGAGCAGCCATATCGTCTTTAAATTTCTTCTCAAGGTCTTTTTCCTGCTTCTGGAACTCAGCTTCTTTTTTGGCTTGAGCATCACGTTCTTTTGCTGCTTCCTTATCCAGTTTGGCTTGTTCTGCTTTTATTTTTGCTTGCGCAGCCGCAGCCTGCCTATCTACCTCTGCCGCTTTTTCCTTAGCTTGCATTTCTATCTGTTGCTGCTCTTCGGCCGCCGCTTTCTCTTTTGCCGCGCGCTGCGCCTCAAGGTCGGCGAGTTTTTTGGCATGAGCTTCTTCCGCCTGTTGGCGCTGTTGCTGTGCCCGCTCTGCAATTTTTCGCTTCTCCTCCTCTGCGGCTTTCTGCTCTTCTGCCGCTTGCTTTTCTAGCCGCGCACGCTCTTCTAATTTCATCGCCCCCGCAGTATCGCCTGACTTCCTGAGAGCGGCAATTTCTGCTTGTATCTGTTTCTCTCGTTCTAATGCGTCAAGCTCAGCAAGCTTTGCAGTAGCGCTACCTGGACCCGAAGCCCTTTGTTCAACTGCCCTGATCGCTGCCGCTTCTTGCGCATCGATGTTCGACATCCTCCTGGAATGAGCCGCCGACTCTTTCGCCATGGCCTTATCGATGGCTGCCAACTCGCTCGCGAGGCGACTGGCAACAGCCTGCTTTGCGGATTCGGCATTAGCTTGAATCTGCGCTTTTTGTGCTGAAGCTCTGGCGCTGACTTGCTCAGAGGCTGCAGACAGAGCAGCTTTTTCAGATTCAATATTGGCCAATCTTTGATTCGATTCCTGCTTCGATGCCTCTCGATTGGCAGCAATTGATTGCTTCGCCATATCGTAAAGCTCTTGCAATTTTTGCTTTGCTACTTCAATCTGAGAGACATCAACTTCAACCTGAGCTTTTATCTCTTCAATTTGAGTCTTGCCAAGCTGTTCTGCTTGATTTATTGCCTTCTCAATTGCACTTTTGAGGAGGTCTAACCCCTGTATCGAAGAGTCGAGCACACCTTGGTCTATTCCTACTGCTATCGCTTTTGAATTGAGCTCATCCCTGACTCCGATAAGTTGCTCTATTTTCCTCTGCAAGGCATCCAGCGCAGCCTGCTCTTCATCGCTAACTTTCGCGCCTGCGGCCTGCTTCTTTTGTGCATATGCAGCCTTGGCTGCTGCAATTTCGGCTTCCTGTGCCTTGATCATTTCCTTGATCCCAGCAACCGCCTTGATATTCGATGTGTTGAATTCACCCAAGCCGGCATTGTATTGACTCAAGACTTGATCGGCTTGCGCCATCCTCTGTGGCGTATTTTCAAGCACTTTATTGAGCGCCATTATGTCATTGGCCACTCCGCCGATCATGCCCATGTTAGTATCAAACATGGTAGACCAGACGCCGCTAGTCCTCTCGGAACTTTGTCCAAGGGCGTCGACTTCCTCCCTGAATTGCTCGACCCCACTTTTGACTTGACCCATTGCTCCAACGGCGCCATTAGCCGCTGGGCCATAGTTGTTTACTGCATCATTGAATGCTCTCTGTGCTGTCTCAGCAGCTTTAATTATTGGCGTTTGTTTGGCAGTCGCCGCCGACATGAAGTCCATCGCCCCGCCAAGCATTTGCAGGATCCTGATGACCGCTTCAAACTTGAGCATTGCCATGGCCATCGCGCGGAGCCCAACGGTTAGCTGCGCGGCACCTTGTGCTGCCTGCCGGAATCCATTCGCGGCGCCAGCTCCTGCAGCACCAGCAGCCTTCGAAGCTTTTTCGCTTTGTATCATTGCGTCCGCAAGCTGATTGACCTGGTCAGGCTTGATACCTGCCAGGCTACCCCTGAGCTGGGCTGTCTTATCTTTTACCGACAAACTTGCATCGCCAGCTATTTGCAGCGATTTAGCAAAAGAGGTCGTACCACCAGCAGCCGCTTGCAGAGGTGGGAGGTAACTGGCGATTCCCGTGGCTGCTGCAGCGGTAGCGGTCTGCTGCTGGGCGATCGCCGCACTCGTCCCCTGCAATGAAGTGCCAAGGCTGGTAACTGTCGCACGACCCGCCGCTGCAGCATCAGCATAAGTCTTTACTCCGGCAGCAGCAGCAGCAGAGCCAGCGCCGACTGAAGCCTGCGTGGCCTTCAATGCGTCAAGTGAAGCTTTGTATTGATTTACCTGCGCGGTCGCACTCGTCGCCGTAGTTCCGACACCGCCAATCGATGCGGCTGCTCCGGAGGCCGTAGTCGCTATCGAGCCCATTGGAGCACTGATTGCAGCAGCACTTTGCTGGGCCGCGTTCATCTGAGTGACAAAGGTGCCTATCGCTGTCGTAAGTGCTGGAATTACACTCACAACATTCATGAAGGCTTGTTTGACCGCACCAAGACCACCAATCGCCTTCTGCAGCGAAGTGAACAGGTAGACAGTCAGAAGACTCGATACGGCTTGGATTACAGCGGGGAACTGCGTCAAAAAGTTAAACAGATCCAGGAATGGCTTAAGTAGCGCCAGTACTCCCTGGCCAGCATTTAGCATGTTGAGCGCAACCTGGCCAATTATCTCGACTATTGCGCCAAGAGAATCGCCAAGGCTGACGATGACACTGCTTTGAGAGAATGCATTGAAGAAATCAATAACTCCAGCTTGGGCCTTGAGTACAGACTCGAGGAAAGGCTTCAGTGACTGACCAAGTTGCTCAAAGCTCAGCGTCTCCAGCGTCTTGAACTTATTGGTTACCTGGGTAATCGTAACATCGCCCTCTTTAAAAGCATTGGCGGCATCGAGTGCACTCGTTCCAAGCTTCTTGAAGGCAGCGGAGGTGACCGCCATCTTCGGCAGCAATTCAATCAGTTTCTGGCTCGTGAGGTCACCGTTCTTTACCAGGACCTCCAGGGCTGCGACCGACACGCCAATCGCACCCGCTAAATCAGTCTTAAAAGCAGGGTCAAATTCGGAGATTTGCTGGGTTAGCTCCTCAGACATCAGCTTGCCCTTTGCGAAGGCTTGCGTGACGCCGTTCATGATTCTTTTCGACTCTTCGGCGGTCCTGCCGAAGGCGGCAAAGCGAGTCGACAATGCCTCGACAATATTCGAAACGTCTTCTATGTCACCGCCACTCTGCAAAACGACAGGCGATAGTTGCTTGAAGCCATTTCTGACTGCACCCAGGTCTACGCCAAGCCGCAGAGCAATATTAGAAGCCTCCGTAAAGGCCGTCATGCCGCCGCTGGCTCCTTCTCCAATTGCCTCGAAGGACATTTGGAATGACTGGATCTCAGCGAAAGAGTTAATTAGCGCATTGACAGAACTGGTTACCTGTCCAATGACGATTGAGATACTTTGAAATGTATCTACTAATTGACTAATTCCGTTTGCCGCACTGATAATTCCACCAAAGCCAAGATCAGCCTTTGCTTTTTGCCAAAAGTTAGACGAACTCGCAACCGCAAGTTCCCTGGAAAGACTTTGAACTTTTTTATTTTGCTCGTCCCAAATTGGATTGACGATCGCAACCTTGCGACCAAACATGTCAACTTCTGGAATGATTCGCGTAATTGCATTTCTTAGCTGAGTAGCCTCCGCAAGCTGACCCTTCAGTGATGCAACGCTTCCAGCCTGGGCCTTGGTTTCCTGTCTGATTTTTTGTTCAATATCATCCCAACCCTTCAGGAGATCTCTTTGAACAACCTGAGCTTCCTTTAGGCCAGCGCTATTTGTTTTGAAGTTTAATTGATATTCAGTTTCTACCTTGCCTGAATATCCCCTGAGTTGAGCGATTGCGCTTTTTGCGCTGTTTGCGACTTCCTCGTTCGCACTTAATGCAGCCCTGAGAAGATTGTTAATGTCCGCCGTGGCTTGGTCGGCGTTCGTTTGCGCGTTAAACTCAATATCAAACTTAAGCGCGCCGCCAGCCATTAATAAATCCAGACATCAGCCTTCTAGGATTCCGCCATTGAACAATAAAAAAACCCCGCTTTTGGCGGGGTTGATTATTGTTTGACTGGTATTATCAGGCAGAAGCGTCTACATCAAGGCGATAAGGCCCATACCCCTGGAGGGTCGCTTCCCAACTGACGATCGACCCAGCCTCGATCGACTCAGTGTATCCAGCAAGCATACCATAGCCATACACGGTTTCGTCGGTGCCGGTCGGGCCCACACGGACGAACTTCACGCGAAGAGCGTCAGCCACCGTGTTCTGCTCAGCAAGACGCAGAATCTGATAGCCGGCATCCTTGAAGTCAGCAACGCCACCCAGGCTCACGCTCCAGGACTTCGAGGTCGGGATCGAGATGTTGAAGCCCTTGGTCTCGTCGTCGTAGGTCAGAACGTCTTCCGTGTTCGTTTCCGTTTCCAGGGAAGCGTTGGTCAGGCCGTACAGACGGGCAGGCTTGTCGGTGCCGTCCATGCCGTAGGTCACACCCTCGACGGTAAAAATCCCGTTCGAGTAGGAGACCGTGTCGTTGGGGGCCACAATCGAAGCGGTCGAGATGAAGCCGCCAGCAGAGCCACGCTCGATCGATGCAGTACCAGTGTCAGAACCGGAAGTGATATCCGTACCGGTCTTCACATAGGTGAAGCTGGTGGCGGTGGGTACGTCGACGATTGTGAAGGTGCCATTGATACCCGTGTTCGTTGTTGCGTTCACAACAACCAGATCGCCAACAATAAAGGTGTGCGAAGTGCTGGTGGTGACGGTCACCACGTTATCAACGCGGGCAACATTGTTGATGCTCTTGCTGACAGGGCTCGAAGCGGAAATACCTTGAGTAACGCCAGTGAACTCAAAGTCCACGCTGGCATTCAGCAGGGGCACAATGTAAACATTGTAGCCAAACGCAGCAGAGTAAGAAGCCATTACAGTAAATCAGGTAGGGTTTTGCGAGACGCAAAATGGGAAGCAGGCACCTACCTGCTATATCTTAGGCTGCCAAATTACCCTACTTTTAGACCATCACTCGGAATTGTTATCTGTGTTTGAGCTAATGCTCCCATTCCATTATCTATCATAATCGTCTCATTTGCAATCGCCATTGGATATAAATCCAAAACTCGCATGGTCGCCTGCATTAATTCACTTCCGCTCGCCGGAGGCCATACAATTAGAAAAATTTTCCAAGGAATTTCATAACCTAGGTCTCCAGTTAAGTATTTCTTTCTTTTTACTGCTGTTGAATCATGGATTATGCATTCCAGACCACTTGTGACCTCCGCTCCCGGTAAGTCCTGGTTTGGTGTTACAATTGAAATAGCAGAAATAGGATTTGCGCCATTACGAAATTTATAAGTTCCAATATTTTCCATGAAAGCAATATCGTCAGATAGTGCTTCGTAAATGCTTTCAGGTGTTGTTGGAAAGTTTTGCGGCATGCGCAGAAACACCGTTGCAGTATCTTTAGTTTGCCATCCGTGAAGCCATGCCAGATGGGCAATCTAGTCAGACGCTGATGCTATCGCCATGGTTTTCTCCATTGAAATGCGAACAGTAGCCAACAACGTCAAAGACTGAAAATTGTTGGAATGTCGATCGCAAACGCAGCCATCGATGAATGGCCGCTGCCTCAACGCATCTCTGACTATTTATTCAGCATGGAATGCCTAAGAAAGCGCGATGCAAAGCGTATGTGGCGTAAGGCAATTAAAGATGCCTGGAATAATTGCTGCGCCTACTGCGGCAATCCGCCCATTGATGACTCCAGCCTAACCATTGACCACGTAAGGCCTCGCAGCAGAGGTGGAGAAGACCTGGCGCGTAATTGCGCCCCTTGCTGTCTGGGCTGCAACCAATCCAAAGCATCTAATGATTGGCTGGAATGGTACAGGGATCAATCTTTTTATACCCCAGAACGTGAAGCTCGTATCAGAAACTGGATGGAATCTGGCATGATGCAATTACTGGCAGAATTGCGTGATTCGGAAGTTGATTAGCCATATATCTTTAACATAATATCTTCTTCAGCGAAGAAGGCACTGCCCACCTTGGGCATCATGACCCTGACCAGTTCACCATCCGGATCTTGCATCGTTAATGTTTTTTCGCTGCAGACATGCTGGGCGATCAGCATTCCATGAACCATGCCGTCAGAGAATGATGGTCCAAGGATGATTGCATCCCGGTGAATGAGATACAATGGCTCGGGTGGCATAGCGTCTTTTGCTGTTACCTTCAGGTCCTTGTACACGAAAAGAGCCCAGGGTGGTAGCGTGCCAAGACGCATCATTTCCATCGCCGCTGCGCCGTACCGAGCACCAGGATACTTCCCTTGCTCGACGGTCTTGTACCAGTAGAAATCGTCCGGGCTGAATGGCTTGGGTTGCTTCTTGCTGTTGCGATTTGAATTCGCCAACAAGGAAGTCAAGGATGCAACCGGACGCTCCAGGTCATGCAATTCTCGCTGTTGCTGCTCCTGGCAGAACAGCATCGCATTCATCACGTAGGGATATGGCAGCAGCCAAAATCGATCAAACGTGAACTCCGGATCCCCAGGGAAGAACCTTTTCAGCTTCCAGTAGTAATCCTCAAATGGGATCAGGTCTGAGGTTCCGGTTTCTGCTTTTTTTCAATTTCTTCAATCGAAGGAGTCGCCGTCAATGATGCGTCGAGCGCCTCGATTGACTTGTTCTCTTCATCCACGTAGAGCGCAGCAATGCCCTCCAGGAGGTCTGGATGCAGTGCCATTGTGTCCTGGATTGTCCAGTCCGCATCCACGCGATATACCATCAAACAAGTCGCCTGCAGGATGCTTTCCTTTGCCTGCGACGAGGTCAGCGCACGGAAAACATCTGACAATTCATCCGGAAAAGATTCTTCGATCTTCTCTACTTTAGGATCGTTCTCAGTGTTGCCCGAAATAGCCTTCGAAACCAGTTCGTATGCCTTGGACAGGTCCAGCTTGAACTTCGCTGCCGCCTTACGTGACAACGCAACCAGCTTGGAAGAAGTATCGTCCGCGTTACGGGCTTGAGCCATAAATGCTCGCTCGCCACTCGTCAGGTAACCACGCCGTTCAATTTGAATCTTGCCAGACTCCTCAGAGCCAACCGTATCCAAGATCGGACTCAGGCGTGGCTGAACAACAAAAGGGAGTTTCGCTGTCACGAATTATTCCGGTACAAATGGTGCAGTAGTATGCCAACTACCTCGTTGAAAAGGCTTGGTTTAAGGCTTTTTGGTAAATGCTGTAATAATCAATCGCCTCAACAGGTCCACCGCCACCCATGACAGCATCAACCCAGGGTCTGCCTGGCAAGTAAACCGGCTTTGCACTCTTGTTACCGTATGGCTGAATGTAGCCACCGTAATGCATCAATGCGGCATAGGGCTCTCCGTACGTGATTTCAATGCTGGTTCCGCTGATCGTTACCTGCATTGATCTCATCAATTCGCCAGTGTCCACAATGTCACGGTTGCCGCCACTGAATCCCCATGATCCCGACTGCATCGCAATTGGCAGCAGCCTGGTCGCCTCCAGCTTGACGTTTTGGAGTCCACTCTCAATCGCTCGCTTGACCTTGGGCTGCAGATTTAACTCGATATTGGCAGGGAAGCCTTGGCTCGTAAACCAAGCGCCAATTGGTACTGATGGAATCGGAATCGGTATTCGCTTTATGAAATCCTTCGGCGGCTCCGGAAGGTTGATTTTAGGACTCTTGATATCTACATATTTGCCCATCGTTATCCACCCACCTGTCCAACCATCATGGAAGTCGGAATCCCGCCAACTTGCTCGTAAATCAATTTGTCGATCGCTCCACCGCCACCATAGTCACCTGACGCCGACTCCAACGTGAAGTGCTGAATCGGCATATTGCCGATCTTTACTCGGCCTTCGCGTCCCGTCGACAGCGCAATCGCCAAGGCATTCTGGGAATTGAATGTTGACGTGATATTCGTCCAGGTACTCGGCAGGCTTCCATCCCATTGCCCACTGCCAGTCAGGTATCCATAAGCAAGCAGATACCCCTTGTATCGTGTTCCCTGCCCATCAATGCCAGGCAATGGATTGGTTGTTTGTACAGTCCTTGCAATCGCTCCCCCGCCGCTACCAGCATCTGATTCCCTTTTCAGAAATGCTTTGAAAACAATTAGCTGGCTCGAAATTGTGACCAGCCTTCCATTTACTTGCTCAACATTATTACTTGTGCCAATCGCTAAATAGGCATTGAAGTATGGCAGCAAAGGGGAACTCATCTATTTGCCTCCCGGCAGTTGCGACATGAACTAATCCCGTCAGTCAAGTAAGGCAGATATACCTTGTTGACTGGCTGGTCAGTGTTGCAATTGCGGCACCTAACAATCGCAGTCTCTGACTGCAAAATCTCTGTAAAGAAGCCATCCTCCTGTTTCTCGTTCATGAGTGGACCAGGTAAATGGCACCGTCTCCACCAGCGGGAGCCGTAAACAAAGTGCTGGATGCAAAATACTGGTAAAGTAGCCCGCGAATACGCTGCAACTCTCGCTCAGGGCTATACGAGGTGCCAGGGTTGGTCGCGGCCCATTCCAGCACGTCTACCTTGGTCAAAATACGCCCTTCGGAAGTCTCGTTCAACGTCGCCAAGCTCGACTGGGCTGTCTCCCAGGCGTCTAGTAGGTCAATGATCGGAGAGACTACACTCGGGACCTGCTCGGCCAAGTAGTTCATGTCCTGCTGGATCCGCGTCACCTGGTAGATGCCAACCGGAAGACCCGCAGCAACTAACGTACGTACATCATCGCCCTCTGACCAGCCGAGCGCGGTATTCAGAGACATCGCAATTAGATGGGGAGGCGTCAGCTAGTTTTCCGTAACATAAACGCTCACCGTATCATGTGGGTAATCGTACTCACCAAATGCTCCTTGATGTCCTGACGCTTACCATAATCTTGCGGGCAAAAGATCATATCGCCGCAAAACAGTTCCTCAGGGAATTGACCTATAGACCCCAATACGCAGAAGTTGAAGGGGTCTCTGATTACCCTAAGACGATTGTCCTTAAAGCAGTCGCAATCTGTGGAGGCTCCTCCCATCAGTGGCTGGAAGGGGTGTTTGATGGCTGATTTGGGAAAATTTTGCTGGAATTTTGAGGGGGCTGACTGTCATCTGGCTTTTGCTGGATGGGGTGGGGGTACCCCCTACCCCCAGTAAAATAAGTTGTCCGACAATAGAAAAAATATTATTATTAATAATATTTATTTTTTTTATTTTTTTTTTAAAAAAAAACTAAAGGAGTCTTCAAAAATTTAATTTATAAAATATATTTATTTTTTTTTATTAATTAATTACAGTTGACCTCCGAGGGGGAACATGTAAGCTATTTACAAGCAAGGGATGGTGGGTATCCCCCCTGTACTGCATGCCATGGTATATCTTTTATTATATTAATAATTATTAAAGGGCATGAGGCAGTGCTAGGGCGTTCCCCTGCTGCGTGCTTCCCCTCTCCCTGTTACATAACAATAATAATAATTATAATTATTAATTCTTAAACGTTAACAGCTACATCACTCATACTACCTCGGCCAAGGGGGGGCAGGGAGGTGTTATTATTGCAAAACAATTTCCCTATGTGAGTGTGCCCTGTACTATCGAAGAAGTTCCATGGTTAATATGATCCATTGTGCCATGACCAACACCAGAATCCAATCGTTGACAGCCAGTACTGTACTATGCTTTACTCTGCCATGGGACAAAGAGATCTGCGAATAATCATTCGCTATCGCATAATAGATAGCACACGCTAAAGCCCACCTTTTAATTGAGCTTTACTCCTTGCCCATTCGCTTATGGGATATGCTTGTCCAGGGAAGTGTTGTGTGATTAGGTGTTCGTTCATACCCCTGGCACTGCCCCTCCCCGGCCTGATCATGAGACTCACCTTTGCAATATCATCTACAAGACCGCGCCTTGGCAGGCCAGTAGATACCCCCTCCTGCCATGAGGCCATGGGTTACTGTACCCCTGCAATGCAGCAGGCCTGCAGCCAGGGGCCTGGTCAGGATGTAGTTGGCGTGCGCCACTTGCTCCATGCCCCTTCTTGACCCCTGTTCCCCGTGTCATTCTCTCGGCAGTAATCCGCTATGTCCCCTTCCCTTGCTTTGCGAAAGGGGGTTATGATGGGCCATTGCGTGATCGTGGGCGGCCCGGCGGTCGATGTTCACGCTCACCATAAGCAATACTGATCAATCGGGATGGACTGATTAGTAGTCCATATGTTACAGAATGTTACGTTTTCGTCAGCAGGGCCCAAGATCGACTAGAATACAGGCATGCGGGAGAGAAAACCCGCACCAAATTCAACGGAAAAATCCAATGATCAGTATCACCAATGCTTTCAAGGCCACAATTGCGATTTACCAGCTCTGGGCTTATGAGCAGAGCCACCAGGTAGTTGATACATCCGTACCAGCCCTGGTCAATTACTGGCAACAATATTACGATTCCCTCTGAAAACTGTAACATTTGGGCTCCCGATCTCGGGGGCCTTTTTTATTAGCGATTCTAATCGATAAGCAATCCTGATTGCCGAACCTCGATAGATTAGCATTGCTTATGGTGATCGTGGGCGGCCCGGCGGTCGATGTTCACGCTCACCATAAGCAATACTGATCAATCGGGATGGACTGATTAGTAGTCCATATGTTACAGAATGTTACGTTTTCGTCAGCAGGGCCCAAGATCGACTAGAATACAGGCATGCGGGAGAGAAAACCCGCACCAAATTCAACGGAAAAATCCAATGATCAGTATCACCAATGCTTTCAAGGCCACAATTGCGATTTACCAGCTCTGGGCTTATGAGCAGAGCCACCAGGTAGTTGATACATCCGTACCAGCCCTGGTCAATTACTGGCAACAATATTACGATTCCCTCTGAAAACTGTAACATTTGGGCTCCCGATCTCGGGGGCCTTTTTTATTAGCGATTCTAATCGATAAGCAATCCTGATTGCCGAACCTCGATAGATTAGCATTGCTTATGGTGATCGTGGGCGGCCCGGCGGTCGATGTTCACGCTCACGCGCTTGCTTGACACCTGCTGTTAATCGACTATGATTCAATTAGTCAAAAGGATCCATCCATGATTGCAGTCCTGCATCCCTTCCATTTTTCTGACGCCACCAAGCGCGAACTGGTGCGCAAGGCTGGCGACGCCCAAGACGCAATGTATGATGCGATCCAAGCGTTTGCTGATGCGCTGTATGAAGAGGCTGTCAAGGTCAAGGGGCATTCCCCGGACCAAGCCGATCTTGTCGTACGCGGTCTCCTGGTGGGTATCGGCGAGGAGATGGCCCATGACTGGGTTTATGGGCCGGATGC